CCTTCCCCGCCTACGCAGGGACGGATATAGATGCTCGTGACCAGGGCGCATTGGATAATGCGTTAAGGGCATTGGATAATGCCCGGTCGGAATTGGATAATTCCAGAGCAAAACAACTGCAAATAGAAAAAGCAAAACTCGAATTAAGAAAGAGAGGGAACGAACATGAATAGAAAACAGATAATGGACCTTTTGGCAAAGAAATCCGAAGCCAGAGCGGCGCTCATCGCTAAAGGCGATGCCTCCGAGGACGTAACGGAAATCAAAGAAATCAGAGCGCAGATCGATGCCATTGATGCCGAAATGAGAGACCTCAACGGAATCCTGGAAACTCTGCCCGCGGAAGAAACCGAAAGCAGATCCGGAGCTCCTATCGGTGCGGTCCAGATCCTCGGTACCTACGGGATGGGCGGAAAAGCCAAAGAGGCCCGTGACGACAGCGAGGACAGATTCGATACCATGGAGTACCGGAAAGCCTTCATGAATTACGTCCTGCGCGGCGCGAGAAGCGAGGCTCTGGATTACAGAACCGATGCCACCACAGCGACCACCGATATCAGCGCGGTCATTCCGACCACGATCATGAACAAGGTCATCGAAAAGATGGCGGACTACGGCCGAATCTTTGCCAGAGTCAGCAAGACCAACATCAAGGGCGGCGTTGAGATCCCGACCGCTTCCCTGAAGCCGACCGCTTCCTGGGTTACCGAAGGATCCGTCGCTGACAAGCAGAAAAAGACCATCACCGGGAAGATCAGCTTCTCCTACTACAAGCTGCAGGTCCGTGTGGCCGTTACGCTGGAAGCCGATACCGTGTCTCTGCCGGTATTTGAAGCAACCATCGCAGGCAACATCAACGAGGCCATCGTGGTAGCTCTTGAAGAGGCCATCATCGCCGGCGCTGGCGCTGGATCCGGACAGCCCCTCGGCATCACCAAGGACACCAGCGTGCCCGCAGGTCAGATCATTGAGCTGGCAGCAGCCGATCTGTCCAAGTACAACAAATGGACCGACGTATTCGGCAAGGTCCCCAGGAAATACCGAGCCGGAACCGTTCTGATCCTGAACGACTCCGACTGGAATAAATACCTGGTAGGCATGGTCGACGCCAACGGACAGCCCGTGGCCAGAACCACCTACGGCCTGGACGGACTCCAGACCGAAAGATTCCTGGGCAAGGAGGTCCTGCCCGTTGAGGACTACCTGACCGAATTCGATGCAGCAAGCGTCGGTGACATTTTCGGAGTGATCTGCAGGCTGGAAGATTACATGATCAACAGCAACATGCAGCTGACCTTCCGAAGATATTTCGACGAGGACACCGATGAGTGGATCAGCAAAGCAACCCTGCTCTGCGACGGTAAGCTGGCGGATCCCAACGGCGTCGTATTGCTGAAAAAGAAATAGAGAGGTAACGATCCATGACGACAGAGCAACTTTTGACCGAATGTAAAAAGGGCCTGAACATCCCCGTAACGAGCACGCACTTTGACGGGGTGCTGACCCAGAAGATCCTGGCGGTCCAGGGATATGCGATGAACGCTGGCGCGTTAGCCTCGCGCCTGGAAAGCGGTCTCGGGGTCGGTCTCATCGTCATGGGCGTGGCCGATTTGTGGAATTTGCAAGGCGGGGAGATAAAATTCTCCCCCGCCTTTCATACAATTCTGACCCAGATCGCCTGCGCGAGCCTGGTGACGGAATAGAAACGGAGGAATGAACATGTATCCATACAACCATAAGATGGGCCAGACCATCCAGACGAATGCGGACGGAGTGGAGGCAGACCGAGGATTCCTCGCTCACTTCCAGGTAGCAGCGGCAGCGGCTGCGGCCGCCAGCGCAACAGCGATTCTGGCAGCCACCGCCCTGACCGATGAGGCCCAGGCCATCATCACCGGGATCACGAATCCCGCGGTACCCCGAAGCCTTACTGTAAAGGGTAACGCCGCCGGGATCACCGGAAACGTCGTGATCACCGGCACGAATTACGCCGGCGCTGTCATCACAGAGACCATCGCCCTGAACGGATCCACCGCGGTGGAAGGAACCAAAGCCTTCAAGACCGTGACCAAGATCGATCTCCCGGTGGAGGTGAACGTAGGAACCGATACCGTATCCGTGGGAACAGGAACAAAGCTGGGATTGCCCTGGCGGCTTCCCCACAACACGGTCCTGGCCGCGTTTCTTGACAACGCCAAGGAAGGCACCGCACCCACCGTGACGGTGAGCGCCACGGCCATCGAGAGCAACACCATCAAACTAAACAGCGCCCTGGCCGGCAAGGTCGTGGACGTTTACCTGATCGTATAGGGAGGACCGCCTGATGTTTAAACCAAGCGCCCAGCAATTCGCCACCGTGATCCGACTCCAGCACCGGCAGCAGACCGTGGTCAATGGAGCTCCGAAGCTGTCATACCAGGACGCGGATCCGGCGATCCATATGTGCGAATTCAAACCGTTCTATGGCGCGGAAGCGATCCAGGCCGGGCAGCTTGGCATCACCCAGGGCGGCACCATCACCATGTGGTACACGCCGGAGGTTAAGACCAGCGACCGGATCCTGCTGAACGATGATCCAGGCCAGGCCTACGAAGTCACCAGCGCCGAGAACGTGGAGAACCGGGGAATGTTTCTGGTTCTAAAAGTTAAGAGGGTGGTGACCGCGTAATGGCAGGGCCGAAAGCTAAATTCAAGATCACCGGCGTGGAAGAATACCTGGCCCAGCTGAAGAAGGTCGGCGCCGACATCGACAAAGCGGTCGCGGAAGCGGTCCACGAAAGCGCGAAGCCCATCGAGGAGGATATCCGGGTATGGGCGGAAAAGCACAAACGGACCGGAGCTGTCCTGGAGGGGGTAGATTTGAGCCGATCCCAGGCAGACGGCGACCTGATCTATGTGACGGTGGGAATCGACGGAGACAAGACCCCCACCTCCTGGCATGCGGCCTTCGTGGAGTACGGAACGCCGAGGATGGCAGCAGACCCGGGGATTCAGACCGCTTTCAAAGTCAATAAGGCCAAGGTCAAGCGGATCCAGAGAGAGGTCC